CCCAACCGAAGAAGCCTTGCTTCTGCTGTCGGAGTAGGGTAGGATCATCGTGAGCCTCAAACTCTTTTCTCACAGGCATGACGAGAGCATCATTAACCGAAAGGTCAAATCCATAGACCTGGGTATCACCAGCAGAGGTGACGTTACCATTAGCATCTACAGTGTTGACGTTGGCGGGAGTGTAATCGTAGAAGTCCCCACTTCCGTCTACCTGGAAAATACCAAAAGTAGCACCATTCTGGTTGATGTTAAATCGACCAGTGGCACCAAGCTGATAAACCTCGTGAAGGTTGATATTCCAAATCCGTCCCAAACCTGCCGCAGTAAAGATCTCTCGGCGAGTTACGGGGTCGATTTGAGTATCGGTCCACTCACGAATGTCAGCGGCGTCCTCAGGAGAGATGTACAGATCCGTTAGGGATCTACGCACTCTCTTGAAGCCTACCAACATTAGATTTAGAAGCTCCTTAGAAAGGAACTTCTCACCGGTAGCACCGGCGGGTACCTCATAAATCGGGGCGGAACGTGCACCAAGAAGACCCTGACCTGCGAAGTCAGTAGTAGCACCCGGAGTGATTACTCTCCATCCGGACTCTTCTTCGTAATCCGCAATAGCGCGGGCAGCGTTTCGAGCAGCCCTTTCGGGAATGTCGATACGCGAGTCGCGAGCATACGTTACTTTCCAATCAGCAGATACGCTAATCGAGAAGGTCGGTACGAACACTTCCTCACCTACGCCTTCGATAAAGTTCTGAGCAATATATCCGAGACCCGGCAGTACGAATACTGGAATCTCGAAGTCGTCAGCAACTGGGTAAACAGCCTGAGCACCAGGTGCCAATCTTTCAACAGCAAAAAGCTGTCTCATGATCGACGCGTCACGAATTTCCTGAAGAATAGGAACCGTTAACGCCTGTGCAAAGGCCTTATAGGCTTCCATACCCTCAGGAGTATCGATAGCCGCAGTTGCTTTAAAAAGTTCTGCGAGTTTTTGTCTATCCATATCTATATGTTTCCTCCTTTAGGGTTTATATTAGAAGCTTAATTCTTAGATTTTGACCTGCGGCAACGGCTGCGGCAGCAAGTGTGTTCTGCGCAACAGCTACTACGGTCGAGTTCACCTCACTTACGCCTGTCGGGGTAACAATCCCGGCAGCACCGCAAGTCAAGTTTGTTCCCGCTGTATACGTGGTTCCTGTGTTGTAATGGGTAGTATCATAAATACCCAAGTGGGCCACTCCTACTGGATCACCAGTAAACGCATCCGAACTACCTAAATCTCCAGGAAGTCGGAATCCCGTGGGATGGGCAGAAGACTCTGCCTTTACGTTCTGCATGAGGAATCCATAAGGCGCGGTATTACTCCCACTTACGGCTTGTACTAGTTGATCCCCAACCAGGGCAACGCAAGCTCCAGCGGTCATCGTAGTCGGTCTCGGGGCCAGTCCAGCAGTAGTATCATGGACCAGAAACTGATTTTGTATGACTGGATCACGTGGAATGAATACCATGTATCTGTTCCTCCTTATTCAGAATTTTTTTCACCACGCTTTTGGGCGTAGTAGTCTTCCCATGCTTGGGTAAGTTCCTGTTTCATGGATGGATTTGCTCTAATCTCTTGATTTACGGCTTTAGCAATAGCTTCTCCAGTAGAAAGCTTCTTAGAAGCGGTTTCTTTGTTAGGAGTTTCTTCAGACGCGGTTTCCTCTGTCTGGGTCTCCTCCTCACCTGTATCATTGGTCTCTTCCGAAGACGGAGCTTGTCGGGTCTGAGATACCTCAGCCACCTTAGCCACTACCTTTTGAACAAGATCAACGCACTTGGCATCTTCTGGATCACAGCCAAGTCTTTCAGCTATTTCCTTAACCTCAGAATCGTCGAGATTCGCCAAATCTAAACCTTTGTCTTCTTCTGATTCTTCAGAACCAGAGACATTAAATTTAGCCTTAAGAGCGATTAGCTCACTCTTATAAGCCTGAAATTCGTCGTCGGACATGTCTCTAACCTTAGCATATTGAATTTCAACAGCCTCAGCTTCGAGAGCTACATCGGACTCCTCAAGTTCAGACATTCGGCTTGCTGCAGTTTCTTCCCGCGCAATGGTATCAAGTGCCGCTTGGGCAACAACTGCGCTGGTGTGTGCTTCCTCTAAAGCAGCTTCTAGTTCTACAATTTTATCGTTAGCAGCTACTTCCCCCTCAGTCGGGTTGGAAACATCTAGGTTCGCAAGGATTTCCTCATATTCAGTAATCTTAGCATCTTTTGCCTCCAAGGATGCTTTGAGTACTTCAAAGGTTTCCTTAGCCTCTGTTAGGGCCTCTTCTGCCTCGGCGCGAGCCTGGGCATCTTCTCGGGAAGAAAGAAGGGCCTCTATCTGTGCTTGAACCGCAGCGTCGAAATCTTCCTGAGTCATGGACTTAAGAATTTGGTTCATAGCTTTTCTTCCTCCTTTTGGTTGAAGTTGTTCATGTTTTCATCCCCCAATGAATTCATAAACGTGTGCGCACTTTGCGTCGCACTTCCTTTCATCTACTCCGTCTCCTTTACCTTAATTAAAACAACTTCTAAATTTTAATAATTAAATTATTACTACAAACGATTAATACCGCTAGTTGTAGCATCTACATAAATTCCTCCAACGGGAATACCACTCGCTGCAGCGTCTCCGGGGCCAAACGCGGTTAGAAGATTCTCGTAGGCGAGTTCTAACCCCAGTTTACCGTCTAAACGATAGGCCTGTCCGCCAGGGGTCACCAACGCATTTTGCTGATCTGGCTTTGCCATTTTTAATTTCCTCCTTGTTTACTTTTTCTGGTAAGTACCAGCTGGTCTTTTGTAACAAAAGTTTCACCAAATTTGGATTGGAGCTTAGACACAAAAATAATGGTGTCCTGCTCCTCTAAAATACTAATCGCTTTATTAATAGCTACTTCTCTATCTTCACCAACTTCTAAAATAATAGGCTTAGAGCCTAATACTAATACAAAACCAGACATTTTCTCTCTATCTACGCCGGGGTTTTTTTCTTGAGCCAATTTAAAGGCTTCTATTTTATGTTTAAATCGAGACACGCCTTCGCTGTCTATAACAGAAGTGGCTTCAATTGGCGAACTTATTATTTGGAAGTTTTTTTTTCAGCAGAAATAAAATCTCGAAGAGAGGCGCGAAGGGTCTTAGCCTGATCAATAATTCTCTCATTCTGTTCTTTTACATTAGCCGTTTGAAGACTAGGAGCAAGAACTGTGGTAAAAGTATTACTGGGAGAGTCTTCAACATGTTCTCTAATAGTTTTAGTAATAGTAGTATCCTCGGGATCTCTTGTAACAGAATTTCTCTGATTACGAAGACACTCAGGGGCTTTAGCCGAAGCGCCTATAACAGGGCAGGGCTCCTCAAAAAGAGCACAATAGTGCTCATGTAAGACAATAGCCTCCGACTGGTCTAACGCATTAAACTTAGTAACGCGCTTCTTAAAGCTTTTACAAATCTCATCGGGCCAAGAACTAATACTTCCAGGACCAGCTATCCCCGGACCAGACCACCTAATAGCGGCGTTCTCCATACTATCATCGGTAGAAAGTATTCTCTTAAGACCTCCTGTAGATTTATCCACCTCAATGTAGAACTTAGCAGCGTCATCTTCCGTAACAGCAACTGCTTCTTCCAACACAGCCTCCTCGTTAGTATCCGCAATTTCTTTATTATTTCTTAAAGCTTCTATCTGCTCTAAATCTATAACCGTCGTATTTTTTTCCTGCTTCTCCTTAATATCGGCTGTTTCTAAAATTATAGAATGCGGGTTTGCTGGATTCTTTACAATACCCATACCGCTAAAGGTAATACCCCTCAACACCCGAGAAACAGTATGCACCCCCAATTCCTTCTGGCCAGCAGTTATTTTAACAAAATTACCTACCAACTCCTCAGGATTATAACCTAACTGCTGAGCCTCCTGCCTACTAATAATAGTATCCCCAATCTTGATATCAAAATCCTTAAAATAACATTCCATACTAACTTTCCAATCCCCCTCAGAAACCTCATCGGCTACTTCAGGGAATCTCATCTTATGGATTACTCCGGCTACGACAACATCTATATCCATCTCATCTATATCGGTACCGGCCTCGGCGGCTTCTGCCATTACCTGTTCGGGATCCAAACGATCTCCGTTTTTATGCAGAAAGGCACAATCATATATGTGACCTATAACTCTTGATTCGTCATGCTCAATATCTATCGCCTTGTTAACTATGGTGTTATGCGCTTTAAGCATTTCAGAGGGTATAAAGTGAGCTCCATTTTTATTAGTCCCGGCAGATACTAGTATGGAACGAATGTATTGGAGATCTCCTTGTTTTTCCTCTGGAAAAGCTAACACCGACGCTTTCTCCTGCGCCTGCAAACTTATGGTGTCCTCAACAAGAATTGGGGCATATAGTGTAATTTTATTTTCGACGGTCATCTATCCCTCCTAGGACTGAGTCAATTTTAGGACTGCTGTCTTTTTTTTCTCAACTGAGAAGGTATTATCATTATTCCTTACTATAATACCTGTACCACCTATTAACAAGGAAAGCTCTTTAAAACAGCTTTCCAACGCTTCCCCAAATTCTCTTTGAGCACACACGTGCTCT